AACCGTAGCCCATGCAGCATCTTCGGTCTTGCTGAGTGGCTTACCGTCTTTGAGCTTCTTTTTGGCCTTTGCAATATTCGCGGTAATGTTGATTTGCGCCACGCCCTCATCGATCTTTGCCATGACCTGAGTTGCACTTAATCCGTCAATCCCGTCTTTTTTTAATTTATCATAAACTTTCTTCTTATTGGCCCCAGCCGACCCGCTTGCAATCTCATCAATCTGAGCTTGTGCCGCGTTCTCAGCCTTTTCCGCAGCCTTTGTTGCCAGCGCAGCCGCCTCGGCTTGTTGCTTTGCCGCCTCTTTTGCCGCCTTGTTGGCCTTCAATGGTGATGTTCTGCCTTGATCGACAAGCGCTTGAAGCTCTGCCAATGACCGTGGGTGCGACTTCTGATCGACAAGATCAACAAATCCAATCTTGCCTGTGTTCCACAGTTCCCACTTTTGGTCGCCCAGAATAGCTTTCTGGAACCGTTCGGTTTTACCCTTTAGCCAATCTTCGAAATTTATATCCCCAGCAACAAACCCGTCCATAGATTGCTGGGTTTTATTGATCGCTTTACTGATTAGGGCAGGGGATAACCCACGCGCCATGAGCGACTTCGTGAGTTCTTCTTTTAGCGTTTCCGCACCAACCGCTGGCAAGGGTTTGTTTGCTAAGTCAGCCCAAGGCTTTAAGACCCCTATGACCGTTGATCGACAATTGAAGTGAGCGGGTGGCGCTGACCAACCAATTCCATGACCGACTGGCTGGAAATCTTTGTCCCAAGTCAGCCCTGATCTTGCCTTGCAAATGTCGCTTGTCCGACTGTCCAGTGTTGCCATCCACTGATAGCCGTTGAACAGATCCTCATTGGCTTGGTAAGTTTTGATGATTGCTTCGTTGTTGACCGCCGCAACAGATGATCGAACCAGCGTCTCAGCCTTTTTCTTTGTGGCGTTCATAATGCCATCAGTGAAGTTGTTTTCCTTAGTGCCTCGAACCCGCTGGATAAGGCTCTGCAATCCTTCACCACCAGCAACGCCCATTCTCATCTGTCGAAGAAAGTTGCCTGTCACCTGTGCGTTTTGCTGTTTCCAGTATTCACTGACCACATCACCCTCAATAAGCAC